TATTGATGTTACTTGAATTTGTATTTACTGCATTAATGTTTGTAGAATTATTGTTTACTGCGGTAATAGCTGAAGCTATCCCTGCAACACTTGTAATGTCACTAGAAATACCACCTACAATATTTACATTAGCTATGTTATTTGAAACAACATCAATCTCACTTGTGCTTTCATTTAAGTCGTCTGCAACTGTTTCTATTTCTGATACTGCTTCTGCTAAATCATTGGCTACTGCAATAACTTTACTAATATCTGTAGCTACAGTATTAACTGAACCAATATTGTTTGCTACTGTAGTTATGTTTGCTGAATTTGTATTAGCTGTCCCAATAGCTGTAATGTTACTATTAACAGTATTAATAGCAGTCATGTTGCTATTAACAGTGTTAAGCGTAGCTTTGTCTGTTGCAGATAACCAAGTATTTTCTAGGTAATTTTTAGTTGCCGCATGTTGTGCCGCAGTAGGGTCTGCTACATTTGTTAATCTTTTATTCTGTGCGTCCCACTGAAAATCTGTATTTGAAACTTTGATAACATCACCTGCATCATCAATAGCTTCTTGTGACATAAAGAACGCTTGGTCACTATCTGTATCTAAATCGTTCTCTGTAAGAACTGACCCAGAAGCATAGTCTACTAATTTAGTAGTCTGTGACGTTCTTCTTCTAATCTCAATAGCCGCATCTTGGGCAGGTGCAGAGTTGAAAGTAAGGGTAGTTCCTGCACTATTTAAGCTAAAAGCTGTAGTAACTGACCCTGCTAGAGTAACAGTTAAATCCGCCGTACTTCTGTAACTAAATGGAATAGAATAAGATGTTGTACTGTTATCGCCTGTATAACGTACAAAACTATTTGCCATGTATGATTTTCCTTAATTTTTGATTGGGTTTTACTAAAAGTGTAAGTTTAGTTAATTAGTGCTTTTATTATGGATTTTTGGTTTTGAAATTCCTCTTTTAAATATTCATTTTGAAGTTTAAATCTTTCCATAATTTCAGGGTATTCTTTAATCATTCTTTTATAAGCTACCCCTTCTACTTGGTGTATGACATCAATAATGTATTGAACTTGATAATCTTTTCCAATTACCTCACCTGTAGGGTGCAAGTATAATTTACTTGTAGGGGTTGCGATAGCGTACTCAATGTATTCTTGAACAGTAAATTTCTTACCTTGATAATCTTTATTAGTAATGGCTTTACCATTTTTATCTAAAAAGACTTCTGTTTTTAATTCTAACCATCTATCGTATGCTGTTTGATTTTTAGAGTTTCGTAAGTTTTTTAAATTAAAACCACTATATCTATCTATTTTAGCAGGAGGTAAATAATTAAACTCTTTATCCATTAAGAATTTAGCAGTTGCATTGTTTTTAAAATTAGTCATAGCAAAAGGTGTAGACCATAAACCTGTGTCTCCTCCTAAACCAAACAACCAACCTCTTTTTCTATCAATCGTTTGTCCAAACATATTACGTTTAGGCATAGTAGCGTCTGATGTATTAGTAGGGTTCATAGTTCCTATTCTATCCATAAACGTCCATAAGTCTCTTTCCCACTCATCACCTACTCTGTTTAAATATCTTAAACCACCTGACATAGGTATACCTTTATAAATAAATTGTGCGGCTTGTTGTGCGGCGGCACGTTCAGGACTTCTTGATTTCATAAAGTCATCTGAAGACATAAAGTTAAATAATTCAATAATGTTTTTAGTATAGAATTTAGAAGTAATATTTCTAGTCAACATAGTAATTGCACCTATAGATACTTCTGTTAATTGCTTATCAATACTTGGTGGTAAGTCATCTGTTTCTCTAGCCCAGTTACTATACACGTCCATAACATCAGCCATAATAAACATAGGGGTAAACAATGGGTCTAATCTATTTAAAGAAATATATCTGCCATCATTTGTTTTCCATGAATAAGGTTGCCAACCTGTGTTAGCTTCTTTTTCTTTGTTAACTCTCCAATCTCTATTGCCACCTCCTGTAATTTTACCTGCCATTACAAGACCTAATGCTCCAGTCCACAATAAATAACCCATTTGTATTCTAGCATTAGCCTCTGCCGCCGCCTCTGGGTTTAGGTATCTTGATTTACCAAACACACCTCTAATAGGTGCAGTCATTCTTCCAAGTTTACCTTTACTTAAACCATGTGTTATTTTTTTAAATGTACTAGCACCTGCATCTAAATCTGGTAAATCAGCTTCAGCAAGTAAGTGTCTCATTTGAAATTGGTATCTACCTAGAAAAGGTAAATGTTGAAAATTCCATCTTAATAAATTTGATGGTGTGTTTATAAAGTGAAGACCGAATACTCTAGTCCATTTAGCTTTATTAGCTGTTTGTGATAATATCCAACCTGTAAGTCCACCTTCTTGATTGCCTGTTATAGGGTTTGTTTGTGATGCAGGTTGTGTGTATGAACCTTCTCTAGCATAGTGTAATGGTGCATTTAATCTATCTTCTACAGTGTTTCCTATTTCTACTGCTCTACCTGTTTTATTATCTATAAATTCTGATTGTAATTCTAAAGCTCTTTGTTTGTATTTTTTTCTAAATCCATCACCTTTAAGTATAGAAAAGTCAGGAGTTTCATCTATAATTTTACTATTGATTGCCGCAGTCATTCTAGCTTTAAACATCATAGATTTAAGAAATTCATCTCCTGCTGATAAAATTCTCATAGGTAATGTTACAGTGCCTCCAACAACTTGTTGTCCTTTTTGGATAACTTTACCTGCCATACCTAATCTATCTGTATAAGTTTTACCATACTCATTAATCCATCTTTGAAGTTGTCCTTGTCTAATGTTGCTATCATATTTCATTTGTGTGCTATCAAGTATTGGTCTGCCTTGCCAAAAAGATTTACCTGCTCTTTTTAAAGCATGACCTGTGTAAACAAATTGATATACAAATGTATGTAGGGCTTCTCTCATTATTTGACCTGCTTTAGCTGTATCTCTTGGAAGCATATTTGCTCCTCTTAATAACATAGTTGCAGGTTTCCAAACTGTTTGTGTTAGACCAGATACAATGTTTAATATGTGTGTATCAGGTGAAGATAGTAAGTTGTTGTTAACGTATTCTGCCGCAATGTCCCAACCATCTGCTTTTTTAATATTTTGCATTGCCGCAACAAGTTGTTCTCTATCTCCTAAATCTCCTACAGTTCTCCAAAATTCTATTTGTTGTTCTCTTGTTCCTTTTTTCTTACTTAACAATGTAGGGTCTTCAGGGTCAACAAGTAGTTTTGCTGATTTAGTTCCTATAGCATCTGATTGAAATGCAAATAAACCTCTACCAACATTTTCACCACCTGAACTTAATAATTTTATTCTATTTCTTAATTCATTATCATAAGTAGCTAACTCATTTAACATATCGTCTATTTCATTATCAGTTAAATCTATTCTTTTTAATTCTGTTGAGACCGCACCTATATGGTCATAAATAGTTCTAATTGCATTTTTCTGATACATTACAGTTACATACAATCGTTTAAATTCATCAGAGTTAGCCATGTTGTTTGCTAACTTTCTCATTTTCTTTTCGTCTCCGCCATACTCTAAAACATCTGCTAACATTTGTTCTTTAGTAATTGTTTTCTTTTCTATTTGTTCTGTAACTTCTGCAATACTATTTTTTACAAATGCTTCAAACCCACCTTGTTTTTGTTTAGTAGCATTGATAGCTAATTTAGGTGGTTTATCGTCTGGTCTAATTTTATCGCCTCTTAATTTTTTAAGATATTCTTTTGTAGTTTTGGGAGGTTTTTCTTGTTTAGGAGCATTGACATCTGCTTTGCTAGATTTGTTTGTAATAGTTAATTCATCAAATAATTTAGCACCTGTAGTGGTACTCTTACCATAATTGTGAATGTCATTTAAATTTTTAACAGAGTTTTTAGTAAGACTTCTATTTGTTAATTTAAAAGCACCTGCTGTAAATCCTGCACCAAAGATAGTACCAAAACCAAACCCTGCGGCAGTTGCTATGCCTGATTGTTTTAGACTAACTTCATCTTGTATACCTGCTTTAACAGCAGTATTTTGTAATAATATATCTTGTCCACCTGCAATACCTGCATTGATGTAACCTTCTGCTAATGCACCTTTTTTAATTGCTTTGCCTAAAGCTAATTGTTCAGCTTCTTTTGCGGCTTCTCTAATTGTAATTTCTGATATTTCTTTAGCCATCTTATCTTTAAGAGCAACTCTTAAAGCGGCTTTGTAACCTTGTTTTGCGGCTTGACCACCAACACCTAATCCTATTAAGTTAACTGGGTCTGCTAACATAGCACCACCATTATCAATTAACCATGAACCAAAAGTTCTATTTGGGTCATTCCAAAATGAAGGAAGTTGTGCATACGTTTGTTGTATATAAGAAAATTCTTTTATTCTGTTTTCATCTTCTTCACCAAAAACATTAGCCATGTCCATGCCCATAGAAACTGTATTGTTGTTTCTCCAAGACCTATCTTCATAAAAATAATCTAATAAATCTGCGTGAGACATATTATTAAAAGTATTGTCTGCTTCTCTGTAAGAATAGTAACTTTTTAACGTGTTGTAAAAATTTTCTGTTTGTATTTCTTCTAATGCTAACGCCGCACTATCTGGTTTTGCTAAATCTTCTGCAAAAGTTTGTGTAGTAATTGTGCTACTTTTATTAATAGAAGTTGCCATTATTTATTTTTTCCTCTTAATATAGTTAATGCCGCATCTACAATTTCAGTAGTTACGTTATTTCCTAAACCTGTTGCGATTGTTTTAAGTAAATTTTCATAATCTCCTTGTTCCATAGCGTCCATCTGTGTTTGACTAAAATTAGAACTATCTAAAATTTGTGCAACTACTGTAGGTAATTGTTCATTTGCAAATCTAATTTTACTTTCTGCATCACTTTCACCAAATGCACTATCATCACCTGTAAAAGGTATTCCTGCAAATGAAGGGTCAAATTTATCTAATGTTTCATTTATTAATTTAGTATTTCCTAATTGATTATCTGAAAGAATATTAGAAACAGTTTGTACCATATCAGGTATTTCTGCTAGTTCATATTTTTCATCTTTTACCTTTTTAGCTTCTTCAGCTTCTTTTATTTGTTGTTCATATTCAGGCATAGATTTTAAACTTGGTGCAATATTACCTTCTGTAAAATTCTTAATTACAATGTCACCCATTTTTTGTAAAAATTCTTCACGTTCAAAAGTAGAAGGTTGTTTTCCATTTTCTTTTTCATATTGAAATTCAAAATCATACAATTCTTTCTTCATGTAATTGTGTGCATTTCTAATAGCTTGATTACCATTTTCTTTAAGTATTCCACCTGAAGTAAAATTACCTCTAACAGCGTTTTCAATGTATTTAAGACCTTCTTTGTACGTTGTGTTGGTTGTATGTACTGAACCTTGTCTAGTGCTAGATTTTGACCAACTTTCAAATAACGACAATGTAGGGGAAAGTAATCTTGGGTCTATGTTTAATTCATTTATTGCTTGAGCAATTTCTTCTTGGCTAGTAAACTCACCATCATAAATACTAGATACTAACTGGTTGTAAACAGCAGGGTCAGTATCAATGTAAGTGTTGTTATTCATTAATCTATCAAAATTTTCAATATAAGATGGAACACCTATTTCTTCTAATTGGTCTCTAATTTCCATTAATTCAGCATGGTTTTTATCTCTTTTAAAAACTCCATCAGCAGTTGCTTCTTCTACTTGTTCAAAGATAGACGCATTTATGTCTCTTACTAATTGTTTTTCGTTTTCATTTTTTTCTGTTCTGTCATTAATAATTAATGCTCTTCTTTTAGCTTCTAATTTTTCTTGAATAATTAAAATTTCTTTTGATTTTCTTGACGCTATAGTTCCAATAGCTGAACCATTTTTTGAATAACCTAAATTTGTATTTAACAATACATCTGCTCTGTTTAAATCTGCTTCTGTTTTAGCATTAGCAATGATGTCAACTATACTTCTTCTAACAACTGCTAGTGTTTCTGCATTAGTATATAATAAAGTTGAACCTGTCCCATCTCTCATTGGTAATGGAACTTGCATATCTTTTAATATTAATGGTAAATTTTTCTTTAAAGTTTCTGTAGGTTCATCAGATAATATACTTACACCTTCCATAACTTTCTTTTCAGAATTATAAGCGGCTCTATTTTCAGCATCATTTAATGCGTCTACAGATTTGAATTTATTAAAATGTGTTGTAAATCCTAACAGTGTAGCACTATCCATTGATGCTGTATCAGGCATATATTCTTTATAGAACATATCAAGATTTTTACTTTCGTCAGTAATATCATATTTATCTTTGTTAGCTTTAATATTTGTTATTACTTCATGTGCTTTTACTTTACCTGCATGATAATTTGTAGTTGCATCAATGTATTTACCAGTCAACTCTGGGTGTTTACCTGCAATAATTTGTGATTGTATCTGTTCAAATGTATTTCCATTGGCATATAACTCATCTATCTTTGCAATAGCTTTATCTTTTTTTCTATCTATTCTTAAACTTTCTGCTTTACCAACTTTATAACCTGCGTTTTTTAGTGATTTAGCTAAACCATCAGTAGCACTACCTGTTGCTACATACCCTGCGTTAGCCGCACCATAGTATTTGTTTGTTGCTTGTCTATTATATTTTGCCATTATGATGTTTTCTTCGCCTCATTATTAGATTGATAAGTTTGGTAACCTTCGTATGCACTACTTGCTACATCAATAATTAATCCAGTTCTTGAAGGTTCTATAGGTTGTTTTAAACTGTTATAAGTTTTAGATAGATTAGCGTATGCTTCTGTTTGTTGGTTTTGAAATATTTGTACATCTTTGTCATAACCACTTGTTATTTCATTCCAGTCATCATCAAATAGATAGCCTATAGACTGTACTATTTTAGTATTGTTACCAAAACCTAAATTTGTTTTTTGTGATATTTCTAAATTCTTTTCTGCTTTACTTTTTATTTCAGCTTTAGATTTCTCCATATCAGCATTAACTTTTTCTTGGTCAATTTTATTCATGTCATGTAAATATCCTCTATCGGCATTTCGTCTTGTTGTCTCTTGGTCTCTTCTGATAGCTTTGTTTTCAGCTTTCTTATTTTGATATTCAACAACTGAACCTGCTATCTGAAGTGCCGCAGGAATACTACACATATTTATTTTACCTCTTTCATCATTAATAAAAATGGCATCTTACCGATACCAAAATCTCCTATTTTTCTTTTTGGTTCAAATCCTAAAAATTGTAACCATTTTAAACTTTTCCAATTTCTTTCATCTACAAAATTATAGACGTACTCATAATCTTTACTCATCTCTGCTACCCATTTAGGACATTCTTGTATGAATTGTTTTGTATGTTTAAATAAATCCTCACTAGATAATAACCACACTACTCCGTAGCCTTTTTCTTTTGATGGACTAGAACCAAACATACCAATTACACCTTCTGACTTTGTTCCAATAATAGAATAAATTTTACCTTTGTCTGTAAATGGTATTACTAAAGCCTCTAATGGTGATGCACCATCTGAAGCCATAATCTCTTGCCTGTCACCTTTTCTCATTTTTGGTGCTAACTCTAACGCATCTTTTAATTCTGCTTTTCTAACGTAATTCTCTTTCATTAAATCCTTCTTGCTCTATTGTGATAATAACCTTCAACTTCTGCACCTGCGATATACATAGGCAAGTGAGATGACGATTTAATATCTAAAGTAAATTCTGTGTTTTGACATTGTACAGGTACTCTTAAAGTTCCTGTTGCTATAGCAGGTTGTCCTACCACTGATGTGGCTGTACCAATAACATAACCATTCATAATAGCTGTAGACGTATCTCTATTAGTAGGAGTAACTTCTACTTGGAAGAACCCGCTGTTTTCAAAGTTAAATGATATGTTTCGTATTTGGTATCTACCTGAAGTTACTGCTACTAATCCTCTTCCAGTATTCTCTCTAACATACTGTGTAGACATTGTGTATTTACTTTCGTATGGAACACCAATGTATAACGCTGTGTGGTTTCCTACGATTGTATATGTTGAACCTGCTGTATTTGTTGCTGTGTAGTTATTACCATTTGTTTTATCTACTGCAATCAATCCTGTTTTTGCACCATAAGGTGATGTAAACGTAGTTAAACCTGTTGTTGTACTATACGTTCCTGTAACTGAAGTT